TCGCGCTGCTCCATCATTTTGATCGTGTCCTTCACCGTCTCGGCGCTGCGATATCCCCCGTTCAGGTGAGCGTACCGGTCCGACAGGTGCCGGGCAATTACCACCGGAAAATAGCCGAGTTTATGCAGTTCCCAGATCTTCCGCTGCTCTTCTTCTTTTACCGGGTAACCTTGTGCCATCAGTTACCTCCGTTCTCAATTTCCTGTGCTCGTTTCGTCGCTTCCATAAGATCCCCTGTCACTCCTGCGATCGTGTACTGATACCCGCCTTCCGGTAATTTCACGTAATTGAACCGATTGATCACAGTATAGAGCGGTTTCCCTTCAGCGTCTCGCAGGCATACGAAGCCCCGCGCAGGACGTTCCAGCAATACGATCACATCATCGCGGGTGAGCGTGTCGAACCGGATCGCAGGATCCTCTAGGCTGATATGCATTCGCCTCCCGTGTGTCCTCCCGTACTCATCGGGTGCTATGGCAGGATTTTTGTTCATGTACCAGTTATTGGGATCTAAGCGTCCCGATGCAATATAGAACTGATCGCGGCGTTTTAAGACCTCGTATAATACACGATCAAACGGCTCTGCTGCCTCATCCTGCATCCAGAACACCAGCATAAAAAGAAACGGTTTCCACAATTTCTCTCTCCGTTCGTCTGATTTATCGCAATCGTACCATTTCTCTTTAGCAATGTCATAGAGAAGGCGCTGCGATCCCGTGAGGTTATCGATCCACGATTGCGGAATGTCGGGCATGAGCCGGACCAGTTTCCTTAACGGCTCTTTCATAATCCAATGAAATAGAACCGTGTTGAACGATGCCTTTTCCCACTCGGGACCGGTGTTTAATCCATCGATCACGTCATCAGTACCAAACCAATAAAGTAATCGATTCCTCATCTTGATAAGTGTTGATTTTATAGGTATCATGCTCGTGCCTCTCGGTATATCGCCCAACAGCGGCAACCGGGGAAGCGCGGGGGTTCCTGATCTCCCGATGGGAAATCCTCATCGATAGGTATCCATCCTGCCGCGCTATTCTCCAGACATCCTTCTGATACCTTCCCATCCCCGCTGTTCTGCCAGCTCTTTTCCATCTTCACGCCGTCTTCTTGGATGGACTGCGCAAAGATATGATTCCCGGTTTCATAGCTGCGGGCGCTCTCGGTCACTGCGATGAGCCGGGCCCGATCCCGACCAATTTCACCATTAAACGCATCGGATATGATCTTTGCTGTTTTACTGTAGGATTGCCCAGTATCAAGTGCATCGGTGATAATTGTTTTAAGTCTATCCCTAGTTGTATCCTGGATATCTTTGATGTATTTCAGCGATCCGCCTGTCTCCTTGAAGTACTTCACAGCGCGGGGATTGGCGAGGCTGAACGTGGTCTTTGGATCGTACTTCAACTGTCCTTTGAGTTGATCGGCGCCGGATAAGATACCATCCTTTTCGACACCGAGAATAACGTTTTGTAAGTCTTCATCGGTCTCTTTCTCAATGTCGGACCAGATCTTATCCAGTTTCTTCAGTGCTTCGGTTTTGGCCGGGTTTCCCGCTTCCAGCGCCTTGATCGGGATATCGGGAGGGAAGTACTCGCGCATCCGGGTAAAGTGCATGAGGGTAAGCCGCGATTGCTCCTCGAAGAATGCGCGGAGGTGCTGCTCGTGGTTACGGGCGATGCGGTCTTTATCCCTGACCTTCTGATACCCGATGGTTGCCGTGGTGAAGCGGGTGATTGCTCGGGAAAGTGCGGCGGGGATCATCTTTTCCTGACCGCCTCTGCCAGTTCGTGCGCCGCTGCCGCCATCTCTTTCTCTGATGCGAGTTTCTGATCGGCCATTGGATCGGAACTGTCCACATAGTTCTGCATATCAAACGGGTTCGGCTGGCGTTTCGGTTTCTCCTCTTCGCTTCGTTCATCCTCTGGGATCCCGAGCTGTTCCCTGCACCAAGCCGCCGGGCATACCGCATCCGGATCAGTACCGGTCCTGAGCTGGGATATTGCCGTTGCCATCTTTGCGAAGTCCTGCGGATCGGTATCGTTCAGCACCATCTTCACGAGCCCGGGAACACCGGTACGCATGTCGATAACAATATTCCACATCTGCTCAACGTCACGCTGGCAGCTCTTGATCTTCTTGAAGAACGCGCCAACGCGGGTAACGGCGGTTGCGTCCGTGGTGCCCTGACGGAGCCCGAGCAGTTCGCCCGGGATCCCCATACCGGAAACCACGCGGGCCAATGAGACATCTGAGTATTGCTGCACGTTGGGCACTCCTGCCGTATCGTGCATGATCATCTCAATGTCGCCTTCGGTGGGGAAATTATCAAGAGCGTTGATATTTTCAAACTCTTTCTTGAACGCAGTCCAATCAGCATCAGAGGCCTTTGCAGCGTCTGGCCGGTTCTTGTTGAGGGCAATCTGCCATTTCGGGGTACCGTGTAGGCAGATTCCGTTCGCCGTGGCCTCAATCACACGGGTATCCCTCTTGATGTCGTGGATCACCCGCTCGATCAGTGAGATGCCATACGGGGAATCGGGCCGGCTCATAAACTGGTAGTGCAGGACCTGCTTTTTCTCAAGTGGTACCGGAGTACCGAGCGAGTCCCCGTTGTTGGCGTTCCGCTGGATGTATCGCATGATTGCACCGGTCTTATCGGTGTCGAACTCAAAGCACTCAGCCGGGCGGGGGATGACGTTCACGGGCTTCTCTGCCATTGATCCGCGCCCCATCACGATCTCCGCGAGGCCGTCCCGCACGGTGATAGCGTCAACCATCATCTGCCATGTGATATCGTAGACGTTGATGCCATTGAGGAAATCCTCTATATCGGCCTTTGCTGCCTCTCCGCTTTCTCCCGCATCCTCGTCGATCTCCAGCGTGTAACCTGCCCCGATGGTGTACAGCGGGTACAGGTCCACGCCCTCCGAGATGTACGCCCCCTGAAGGTAGATGTTCCGGAGATCCCGCATTTTCTTGAAGGTCCGGTTCGGATCCTGTGTGCGATCCGGGATATACATCGATCCCTGCCCCGCGATCCGCCAGTCCCGGGCTTTCGCCACTGACTTTACATCCTCTGTCGGTCCCTCGTTAATGCTGAGGAGCCGCTTGCCTAATAGATCTATTCTCATGGTCTTTTACCTCCGTCCTTTCTCCCGGCTGCCCGGAATCCCCCGTTTGCCCGCAATGCCAGCGCGTTATACCCGCCGCTGACTGCATCGACCTGATCGTCGTGCGCTCCTTCTGTCGGAAATAATACCAGTTCGTCCATAAGTGCTCCTGTAAAATGCCCGTGCAAAATGAATAGATTGCCTTGCTCCGCTGCCGTGCTTAATGCCGCCGCCCGGCTCACTTTGCTGCCCGTGCTCTTGATACCCTTGAAGTTATAGCCGGTGAGCACCTGCCGGGCGTAATGATCGATTACATCAACTCCGGCGCTGCCCGGCTCCTGCTCCATGCGGATCATGACCTCATGCCCGTCCATCTGTGCGGTTTGATGGATCAGCGCCTCCACCCAGCCGGGCGGCTCTGGGTGCGTTTGACATCCAGCACATAGACCCTGCCGTGATCGATACCTACGAGCGCCCCGGCCGTCCAATCCCCTCCACCTTCCGTTGCCGCCTTATCCCAGTATCGGCATAGCGGCATGTTTCTGGGTACTGCATCGGCGAGTTTCAGCCATTCCCGTTTGAACAGCCCGCCTTCGGGCCTCACATCCCAATTCCCGCTTAAGAGCTGTTCCCGTGTGATGGGGTCCAGTTTCATCAATGATTGAATGTAGGATTCCCGGTCCAAGTGCGGGTTATCGTCCAGCGATGCCGGGATGAACATTCTTTCGGGGTTCTGCGCTGACGTGATGAACCGGGCCTTTACCCACTCATGCCCGATATCACCCGGGTTACTGGCTGCTCGCATCCTTAACGGAACATCGGAGCCCGCCAATCTCCGCAACCGCGAATGGAGGTAAAGGTACTGGTTCTCCTTAAACTGGGTCAATTCATCGAAGCCGATATATTGAAACGCGGATCCCTGATATCGGTAGTGATCCCGTGGTGCATCCAGATACCCAAAGGTGAGGGTTGCACCGCCCGGGAAGTTCCATGTCTTTTCTTTATCGTGCCATCGTGCATCCGTGCCCTGTAGCCATTCAAACGACCGGCTCATTATGGCTTCCGGGAGGGAGAGATCCGGGAATGTGCGCCTGAGTAAGAGGGCAGCATAGCCCGGAACGTGCACATACTGGAGGGCTGCCATTAAGAGAGCGTCCGATTTACCGCCGCCTGCTGAACCGCCATATAGGATCTCCGGGATGTGATCATGCAGTAAAAAGAGCGCCTGCTTCTCTGTGGGTTCGTGCGGGATATACTTGTTGAACCGCACGGTCTGGAGGTAATGGGTCACGACGGGCTCATAACTTGACAGCGGGCAGGATTCCGACAAGTTTGCGCACCTCCTTTGATATGTCCAATGTCGTTTCGGTCTTGATGGGTGCGCCGTCTTTGCCGGTAATCTCCTGCACCTGTTTGTCTCGCCATACTTCCGGCTGACGGTTCATTAGCCAGAACTTTCCCGCCGTAACATCAGCGGGTAACTCTTTTTCCGTAATTTCTTTTCTCGTCGATCCATCGGGGTTCTCGATTATCTTGATTTCCCGTATTTTTAATCCCCCTTTTGCCCGGTTGAACAGAGAATCGGATACTTCACTATCGGCATATTCCTTACCTTTCTTGATGGTGCTGAGAAATTCGGGATGTTTATGCATCCATGTGTTGAGCGTGGCCCGGTCGATATTGAGGGCTCCGGCGATCTGTTCATTGGTCTTACCGGACTCTGCCAGCTCTTTTACCAATGGAAGGTGTTTATTCGGGTCAAATAGGGACTTCCGACCACGTTTCTTTAATTCTCCGTCGGGTTTTTTTCGGGTCATTCCGTCACCAGTTTAATTTCCTTGCCCGGGAATGTTGTTTTGAATCTCTCTAGTATAACTGCCACATACTCAGGCGAAATTTCGCAGCCCCGGCATTTCCTTCCCAAATTCTCACATGCGATCATGGTGGTGCCGGAGCCGAGGAAGGGATCAACCACAATATCATTACCGGCGGTCATGGCTTCGATATATTGGAATGGGAGATCTATGGGGAAAACGGCAGGGTGTGCAGCGTTTTCTTTGTGGCGGACCTCTTGACAGACATCAGTTACACTTCCGATAGGTCTTCTATCCTTTACCGCACGAAATTCACCATTGAGAATGTCGCCTTCTTTTGTCCGGTAATGCCTCCTCTTTAAAACACCGGCGTTGGTATTCTCTATTGTCGCGTTGAGTTGTTTTATTGTTGATCCAAAAACAAATAGCCATTCGTGCATTATAGGGAACATTGCGGTTTGTCCTGCAATACTCCCGGCGTTTGGTTTTACCCAGACATTCCAACTTAATAATTTATATCCGGCTTCTTTTGCTGTTTTGATATAATCATCCCAATACTGCACAACCTCATTATTTTTCCTTTGGATACCGAGATTTATTATTTGATACGTCGCTATCTTTGAGAACGCTTTAATAAAATTGATAAGTTTTGATATTGACACGTCGGTGCCTTCTGCATAGGTCCTCATATCCGAATACGGCGGGCTGGTAAACAGGATCTCCGCCTTCTCATCCCCCATTAATCTCCCAACAACCGCCGGATCGGTGCAATCCCCGCAGATCACCCGATGATCGCCGCATTGCCACATCTGCCCCAGTTCAGTGCCCCACTCTTTCCGCAGCTCCTCCGCTCTGCTTATCTGCGGTTCGGCGTCTAATGGCTCATCGTCCTTGTGAAGATCCCTGAGCATCCCGTCAAACTCGATGTCATCAAACCCGGTGAACTCCAGCATATCATCAAGTTTCAGTTCCTGCAAGTTGATCGTGAGCTGTTCGATATTCCAATCTCCCTGCGCTTTGTTAAGAGCGATGTTGGCGGCATTCTCTTCCTTCTCTGACAATTCCTTAAGATCCGCTTCTGCAAAGGCCCACGTATACGCACCGAGCGCCACGGTGTACAGTTCGGTGTATCCCTGCGAATCCAGGACTTTAAGCCGCTGATGACCACCCAGGATCTTTCTGGTGCGGGTGTTGAAGATGATCGGGTCCAGTTGCCCGAACTTCTCCACGCTCTTATTGATCTTCTCAAACTCCGGATCGCCTTTTTTGAGATCCTTTCGCGGGTTCTTTGCATCCGGTATCAGGTGCGACAACAGGATTTTGCCGAGCCCTGCCGGAAGCGGTTTTTCTTTCAATGGGTTTTGCTTCATGATTTCCTGCCCTTTAATTCCCTTATCTCACTTATCATGATCTCTTTCTTGTCCTGCAATTCTGCGATCTGCTCATCGATATGCGTTATTCGCTCTTGGAGTTTCCGGATCCTGCGTTTCCCGGTTGCATCCCCTATGCATTCTGCGGTCATCGTAATTCTCGATCCTCTGGGCATTGTGCTGATGCCATCAACCCCTCACAGGATTGTCCATCGCGATCCTTGTGGTGA